GTTAATATTTCTGTTTTTAACTCTTGTATTTCTTTAAAAAGTTCTTCGTTTGATTCTGTAAGGTCAGCATTTTCTGCGTTAGTATTATAATTAAAAGTTAATGCTTCAAGTTCTTGGACTTTATCATTTAAAACAATTTTTTGATTAGTAATTGCTACTCTATCTTCATGCTCTATTCGTTTATTAGTAATATCATTTGAATGTAAAGTAGCTAAATTTTGTAATTTAGGTACAAAAGTAGGTATAAAATCTTTTAAAGAATATGTAGACCCATCATCTCTTGTACGAGTTTTTTGAAATTCAAGTATATGACTTTTGATATATTGTTTAGCATCTTCATCAAAACCTTCTTTATCAAAATTATTATTTTTTGTACGTTTAATTTTGTAATCTAATAATTGTTTTTTGGCTAAAATTACTAATTGATTTGCATATCTTTTGTTAACAATTTCTGTAGCTTTTGCTCTGCCAATATCAGAAAATTGCCCTTTTACATATTGTAATTTTCCATCTTTATTAAGGATAGGTAAAGTTCTTGCTTTTTCTAAATCAGTTGCTAGTGCTTCTTCTTTAGCTTCTCTCCAAAAAATTTCTTGTAAAGTATCACCTGCTTGTGTAATTGCTCTACCAAGTTCGATAGCGCCAGTATCAGCACGAACAACACCAACTGGTTTATTTACAAAAGAAGTAGGTTTTGATTTAATAAATTCTGCCATAATCTTTAACTCATGTCTGTGACATCTTAGCACCAGTATCAGCTAATGATGCCATAGCTTGTAATCTATATCCTTTAGATAAATTATTTGCCTTTACTAATGCCATTTGTTTTTGTTGTGCTAATTTACTTATATCAGCCAACCCTTGAAAGTTTGCTCTAGCTATAGTTTCCATATTATCTTTATTAGCTTTTTTTCTTAATGCCATTAAACTTCTGTCGTCAGCTCTACCCATGATTCCACTTAATGCACGATTAGTTGAATTTAAACTTCTAAGCTGTTTCATAATTGCATTATGCTCTTGCAAAGTTTTTAACTCTGTAATTTTAATTTGTTGTTCAGTATTTCGTGCAGTTAAAGCACCTTCCATTTTAGCTGCTTTAGCTTGTTGCCGATAACCTTGATATTTTATTAGACCTGAAATTCCATAAAAAACTGCTGCTGACATTAAAAAGCTACCTCCACTATCATTCCGTTAATTTGCAAATCCAATGGAAAAGACTGTGACACAATAACTCTTGGGTCACGACTATATCCTATCATTCTAAATTCTTCTTTACCAGTTACAGCAGTTCTATCTACACTCATATCATCTGTTACATTTCGTATAACTAAATCTCTTGTGGTAGAAGTTTCACTAGGACCTTGCACACTTACAGCTAATGTAGAAAATAAATCTAAAGTAACTTTAGGTATTTGTCTTGGGTTTCCAGTCAAAGGTCCTCCTTGTATAGCTGCATCTATTGGTAAAGTTTTTAATTTAGGTTCAAAAGCATATCCTATAAATGCTTGTGTAATGCCAGATTTAACACTACTTGCATCTATTTGTCCACCACTTACAGTAAATTCTCCTAAAAAATCATTGCCATTTGTAGCTTTTACTACAGCATTATTTGTAAAATGAGAAGAAGTTAAGCCAGTAAATACACTTGCACTACCATTAAATGAGTCACAGAAATCCATTGGCATATCTGCTTGAAACTCCTCAAGATACATTTTAGTTGTACCTGAGCCATCATCTCTAGTTGAAACAGCAAACAATCTTTCATGCACAGAACAAATACTATGCCATGTTCCCCTAGTTGTCCAAAGACTCCATCCTGCCTTTTGGTCACCTCTAACAGAATAAAATACAGCTAATGTTCCATCTTTATTAATTAAAAAAGCATAGGACTCACTTCTATTTAATGCACCTTTAATAGATGTTTGTTGAATTGGGTCACGAACCAAATGAGGTGCAAGACCTGATACAGCAACAGAAGTATATGCTGCTTCAGCATCAGTAAATAAAAATTCCCTTAATGCGCTTCCAGTTTTTTGTACAAATAATGTACCTCCATCAAAGACTGTAGGTTTTACAAAACTACTGCCAAAAGGTGTTTGCCTTCTTATCTGTGCATTAGCAGGTGTAACTGGTTTATCAGCAGGTGCTTTAACAAACAACTCAGCGCCAGTAGTAAATACTTGTAAATCTCTATTAGATACTAAATGCCGAATAGTAAATATCTCACCTACATTAGCTGTTAAATCTATTGAATCATCATCTGCTGCTTCACCAATATCAAAGTTAAAAAACAGTCCTGATTTACTACCCCATATACCATCTGGCTGTGATAATGTTCCACCAAACCAAAGTCTATTTTGATGAAAAGTAACAGCAGCAGGATAACCTCTTACAGCAGAATAACTTTGTTCTTGCCATTCAGTTGTAGCTGCAGCAGTTATTATTCTTGGACTACCACCTCCAACAGTACTTGAAGAAGCAGTATCACTACTTCCTGCTGTAAATTCAAAAGTATTTTCTGTAGGAACAGCAGTAATAGTTCTTGTTCCATTTATGTTAGCAGCAGAAATACCACCAACTGCACCTGCTCGTTCAATAGTAATAGATGCACCAGTTGCTAATCCATGTAATGCTTGAGTTACTTGTACTGTTCCAGAACCTTCAAATACTTTTAAAGAATCTATTTCTAATTGTTGTCTTAATGTACCTTGAATTGTAGCAGTAACAACAGTAGCACTTGTAAAACCAGTAATCCGTAAACGAGTTTCACCAATCAGTAAATCAATACCTACATGACTAGAAGTAAAATAATCTGCAGAAGCAGTAACAGTTACACCACTACCAGTTGTACCATTACAAGTTAAAGTAACTCCTAATGCTTGAAAAGCAAAATATGGCTGAAATATGTCATTGCCATCTCTTGAAGTATCAAAAGCAAATGTACTAACAGCAAAAGTTGTAAGCGAAGTTCTTTCTAACATCCTTATCATAAATGTTTGATGAGCAATAAACATAATGTCGCCTTGCTGTGCAAAAGTAATTTCTTCTAAATAAGGTGCAGATGTTGTATTTACTAACCACGATTGACCAGTAATTGTTTGAATACTTGATACAGTTGCATCTGTTGGACTAATTTGAAATATTTGTATTTGTGTATTGCTAAATGCAATTATATATTTTTCATCATCTGAAAATATAAATGGCTCTAATCTTACTTCTTGTCTTACAACAGTAAAATCTGTTACTGCAAGTCTTGTTGTATCAGAGGTAACAACTTCAAGATTATCACTACCACCATCATCTCTTTTTACAGTAACAACATTAGCTGCAGGATTAGCAACTGTTAAACCATCTACTGCATTTAAAGCAGTAAATATATTATCTGCTGTTGTATTATTAGATTCATTTGCTCTTACAAAATGAGTATTACCTGATGCAGAAGAAGGTGCATCTCCACTTGATGTTTCCCATTGTAAAGTAATTATTGTGCCATCATTAAAAGGTATTTTTATTGTTGACCCAACTACAATATTTGCATAGTCAGTAACAGTAATTGTGCAAGTAGCATTTGTAAAGTTACCTAAGTTTGCCCATCTTTTTGTTCCAGTTCTTTTTTTTAAACCACCTTCTGAACGAATAAAAAAGTTTCTAACTTCTTCTGCTGCACTTGTATAAACTTGTGTATCTGTTCTTGATGTTAAAGCAGGACTTACTTCTCCAAAAGAAAAATTATTTAATGGCACTCTTATTCTTGCCATTTAACTTCTCCTATTTGTTATAAACCTTGAGGTTGCCATACGTCTGGTTGTTTGCTGTTGTGCATCTATGTTTCTAGCTTTTGCCATTAATTGTGTACCTTTTGCTTCCATTACTTGCATAAGACCATCATCTTTAGCAATAGATGTAGCAAAGATTGATGCTAAAGCATACTCTAAAGCTAAAGAAAAATAACTAGGGAAGTTATCTTCTGTAGCACGAAATGTATAATCTGCAATTAAAGTATCTTGTTCTGTTGAATCTGAGAATACCTTATCACCATATACTGTATAATTTATTAATCTGTCATTTATAGTTACACCATGTAACACTAAAAGGTTACTAGGTAATTGATGAGCAATATCAAATCTACCAGTTGGTGCATCTGTAAGTTGATTTAACTCTGCTTGTTCAGTAGCAAATCTCCATCTTGCAGAAGTTAAAGTTGCTCGAACTGTATCTTCATACATATTTGTAGCAACTAATGCTTCTGTGGTAGAAGAATCAAATGATGTAATTGGTTCTGCACCAACAAGAACTAATGCCCTTGAAGCTATATCTATTGCTGAATTTGCTGCTGTACTTGTCATAAATGTTAGAGGGAGATTGCTCTCCCCCTACCCTTTTTAGTGGTTAATCACCATCAGTTTCTGCAACTGCTGTTCCATCTGAAACATCTACTGCACTTCCGTTATTTGATAAAACAGTAACGAAATTTGTAGTAGGAACATTAGTGTCGTGAACTATAATAAGGTCACGAACAGCTAACATATTCGCTGCATCATTAAAGTAGTTTGCAGTATTTACAGTTGCAATAGCATCTGTAGTTGTATATCTCCACAAACTACCATTTGAATCTCCACCGAGTCTAGTAAGACCACTTGCTGCATAAGCCATAATTAATCTCCTTATGAATTATTATCTAGTACTTCGTAGATACCATTGTCGTCTATAACTGCTGCGCCCATTGACATCATTGAAGTAGCTAAGTGTGATACCTTTTCAGGAACATAATTTAACTCTGTAGTTACATCAGCACCGATTCCAAGACCTACTGCTGAAGTATGGTAAGCCATATTCTTACCTGCTGTAACTGCTGAAGTTGAGAAAATTTTGAATCCCAAAAACTCTTTCATAGACATACCACCTGCGAAAGGCAAGTTCTGGTCACCTACAAAGTCTGAAGAAGCAAACTCTGTAATGAGAAATAAATCAGCATATCCTTTCGGATTCATTGCTAAATATCTTCCACCATCTTCAGGTATGTTTGCTGAACCCATTGTTTCAAACAATGATAATAAATCTGCTTTTGCTAAAGCTGAACCAGTATCATGTATTTGTGTTGAGTTCGCACCTGCATCCATTGCTGTAATTAACAATGAATCAGTCTTACGACCTAAAGCAGCAGCAGCACTTGTAGCAACTGCTTGTCTTTCGTCTATGTTTGTTTTTAATTCATCTAACTTATCAATATACTCTGCAGCATAAAAGTCAGATAAAGTTACATCCACAGTTGTATGTGCAAGTTCCATTGGTGTTACATTACCATTTCTAGATTTAGTAGTAGCTTCTGCTGTACCAATCTTTTGAAATCTTACTGTATTACCAGTTGCGTTACTTATAGTACGGACAGTATTTCTTAATTTACTACCCATTCTTTGATACGCAAGATGAACCTCACTCTCAAACTGTGTTATAAAAGCTGTACTTATAGTATTAGCCATTTCAGTTCTCCGTTAGTTAAAGTTTCATTTCTTAGTCCAGTTATCCATATTTTGCGTCATCTAGTTATCCGAATGGGCTATCAGCTAGTTATGGGCTGTTCTTCTTTATTTACCAAAATTTTTTCACCTTTGCAACGAACAAATCGTAAAACTTCAAAACCATTTACATTTATTGGTTGCTCAAGTACCTGAAACCCTAAGAAAGCCAACCAATTTAATGTTCTTTTATGGTCAGCAGGTGCAACATTTTCTAGTTGATAATACTTGTTTTGGAAGTAATCTACTACTTTTCTACTCCATTTTAAAAACTTTCGTGAATGATTTTCAATATCATAAGAACCTAAAAGCCATATTTTACCAATTATATTTTCATAAACTGGTGTTACTCCAAACATTATTGCAGGTTTTTTATCAATGATAACTGTATAGGTTTCAGCTTTATCCTCTCTGA